GTGAATTAAAAAAATGGTTAGATCAAAAATGGGTTAGGATAGGAACAGATGGTGAAATTAAAGGTGAGTGCGGTACTTCAAAGAATAAAGAACGCCCTGACAGGTGCCTTCCAATGGCTAAAGCCAAATCGCTTTCAAAAGAAGAAAGAGCAAAAACAGCCAGAAAGAAAAAAAGAGAAGGTTCAAAAGGTAAAACGGTCGTCAAAAACACGAAAGAAGCAACGGTAAAAAATTTAAGATATGGTGGAGAAGTAACAAAACCTAAAAGAAAATTTAACGGAAAAAATGTAAAAGGAACGGCTGTAGCAAGAGGTTGTGGTGCTATTATGCCACAAAAAAGAAAAAGAACAAAAGGTGCGGTTACTCAGTCGTAGAAAGGTAAACAATGGCAGTTTCTGGGTCAGTAAATTTTGAATTAGATGTAGTAGAATACATTGAAGAAGCTTTTGAGCGTTGTGGCTTAGAGGTTAAAACAGGTTATGACCTTAAAACAGCGAAGAGGTCTTTAAACATTATGTTAGCAGAATGGGCTAACAGAGGTTTAAATCAATGGACTATTACTCAATCCACACAAGCTTTAACATCCGATGATGGAGAATACCCTTTAGGAACAAATATTATAGACATTTTATCTATGTCCGTTCTAAGAAGTGGAATTTATTATTCTTTAGAAAGAATAAGCAGAGATACTTACTTAGCAATACCAAATAAGGCTACCACAGGTAGACCAACTCAATTCTTTTTAGATAGGCAAATAACTCCTAATCTTAAAATATGGCCCCTTCCAGAAAATAGCACAGATGTTTTGTACTTTGATGCTTTAACAAGAATGGATGATGCTGACAATTTTACGAACACTTTAGAAATACCATTTCGTTTTTATCCATGTTTAGCTGCTGGGTTAGCTTATTACATAGCAATAAAAAGAGCGCCTAGCAGAATACAAATGTTAAAAGCTGTTTATGAAGAAGAGTTTGAAAGAGCTATATCAGAAGATAGAGATAGAGCCTCTGTAAGAATTAGTCCAGCATTAGGAGATTACAGAATTGTCTAAATTTGCGTCAGGTAAATATGCTTATGGAATATCAGATAGATCTGGGTTTCGTTATCGTTTGCGTGATATGCGAAAAGAATGGAATGGTTTTCTTGTAGGAAAAGATGAGTGGGAAGAAAAACACCCTCAACTAAGTCCTTTAAGAAAAAGACCAGATCCTATTGCAATAAAAAATGCACGACCTGAACCTAATCTTGTAGCAGAACGATCAATTCAATATGGATTTAATCCTGTAGGCTACAATGACTATAATAATTTTGTTCCTAACAATCTTGTTGCTATTTCAAGTGTAGGCACTGTTGTTGGGGTTGGAGATGGTTCAGACTCAGGTTCAGTAGATGTTGCTGAATTATCCAGTGTTTCCGCCACGGCTTCTATTGGTTCTGTAATTGTAGCAGACTCTGGCTCAACGGATATTGCTATAGTATCTGGAATGACAGCGGTTGGATCTATTGGTTCAGCTACTGTTACAACATCTTCAGCAATCGCAGCTACTTATACAGTAACTGTTGCTGCTTATTTAGGAGCTAATTACTTTTATATTGATGGATCAAGAGCAGCTACTTTGAACTTATCTGAAGGTAGCACATACCGATTTGACCAATCAGATTCTTCTAATTCTAATCATCCTTTAAGGTTTTCTACTACGTCTAATGGAACACATGGAGGTGGTAGTGAGTACACTACAGGTGTAACGACAAATGGAACCCCCGGTTCTTCTGGTGCATACTCTCAAATTGAAGTTGCTTCTGGTGCGCCTACGTTGTATTACTATTGTACAAACCATAGTGGTATGGGAGGTACAATTAATACATGAGCTTTACATATTCAACTTTAAAATCTACTTTGCAAGACTACACTCAGAATGATGAAACTTCTTTTTTATCTAATTTACCTACATTTATTAGGCTTGGGGAAGAACGTATAATAAAATCAGTTCAGTTAAATGTTTTTCAAAAAAATGTTCTTGGAAGCATGACTGAATCAAATCAATATCTTGTTGTTCCTTCAGATTTTTTAGCTCCTTTTTCTCTTAGTATAACTAATAGTAGTGTTTATGAGTATTTGCAGTTTAAAGAACTTGAATTTGTTCAGTCTTTTAACCCAAATGTATCTACTACAGGGACACCTCGTTATTATGCTCAATTTGATATTAATAGTTTTGTTTTAGCACCTACTCCTAATAGTAGTTATACAACCAGTTTAAGTTATTTTTATAGACCAACCAGTATTACTAAAAGTCAATTTATCTTAACTATGACAAGCGTAAGTGGAACTTTTACTATTGAGGATACGATTACAGGAGGAACCAGTGGAGAAACCACGGAAGTTAAGTCGGTTCCGTCTTCTACACCTATTTCACCAACAATAGATGTTATTATTCCTAGTGGAACTTTTACCGTTGGAGAAACCATAACTGGAAGCTCTAGTGGAGCCACAGGCACATTGTCTGCTATTGGCGCAGATACCACTGTAAGTTGGTTAAGCGAAAACGCTGAAATAGCTTTGTTGTATTCTTCTTTAGTAGAATGTTATATTTACATGAAGGGCGAACAAGATGTAATGGGAATGTATAATGCACGACTTGGGGAAGCGCTTCAAAGATTAAAGAATCTTGGCGAGGCCCAAGAAGTTTCGGATGAGTATACATCAGGTCAAATTAGAAAGGCTAAAACTTAATGTTGACGGAACCAATGGGAATAACGGTTGGATCAGTGGGGGTTCAAACTACGGACAATAGAGGCTTTACTCCAGAAGAAACAGCGGTGCGCTGCGTTGATAAGATTATAGGTATATCGGACAATGCACATCCTGCAATACGAGATCAGGCTTATGCCTATCGAAAAGAAATGGAAAAAATAATTGCAATTTATATGGTTCAGGCTATTAAAAGTGATAGAACTACTGTATATAATGCAATTAAAGATTCAGGAAACCCGAAACTAGCTGAATATATAAGGAGAATGTAATGGCTTTTACTGGTAATTTTTTGTGTACGTCCTTTAAAGTAGAATTAATGAAGGGTGTGCATAACCTCACAGCAACAACAGGAAACACGTTTAATATTGCGCTCTACACTAATAGTGCAAGTTTTACGGCAGCAACAACAGCGTACACTTCAAGTAATGAAGTTAGTGGGACTAACTACTCAGCAAAGGGTCAGGCACTTGCTCCTGTTACTCCTGTAGCGAGTGGCACAACAGCTTTAGTTGATTTCGCTGACGAAGTGTTTAGCACTGTTTCAATATCATCTGTTCGAGGAGCGTTGATATTTAACGAAACGGCAACAGGAGATCCTTCTTTGGCGGTTTTAGATTTTGGTGCAGACAAAGCAGCGAGTTCTGGCGACTTTACCATAGTTTTCCCTACAGCCGATGCGAGTAATGCGATTATTCGGATAGCCTAATGTCTACCACCGTAGTATTAGGAGCAGGTTGGAATAGTTCAATAAGGGCTTGGAATGTAGGCACTTGGAACACAAGTTCTGGCGTTTCTCTTGTTGCTACAAGTGCTGTTGGTTTAATCGCTCAAGAAGGCGACGCTATAGTTGGTCTTACAGGAGTTGCAGGGACTTCTGCCGTAGGTAATTTATTTACCACAAACATGGGTGTTAGTGCTACTACAGCTATTGGAACGATAGCTACGACAAGAGGTGATAAGGCTTTTGTTACGGGCATTGCAGGGACATCTGCTATTGGTTCAACAACGGTAACAACAACATCAAATATTTCCGTAACAGGCGTTGCAGGGACATCTGCTGCCGGAACGGTTTCTACGACAAGAGGTGATAGAGCGTATGTTACTGGCATTAGTGCTTCAGGTTTAGTGTCCTCAGTAGAGGACTTTCCTTTAATTTGGGGGCAGATTATACCCAATCAGACCCCTTCTTGGAGCAATGTGGCAGCATAGAGATATAATAATATGAATTATAGGAACAACTTATATCTAGTCAAACACTTAATTTTAGTGCAATATAACCTAGTCAAGATCATTCTTGGACAGACTTAGCAGCATAGAGGTAAATAAACATGGCATCAACATTTGTAAATAATCTAAGATTAGAAGAGATTGGGTCAGGAGAACAATCAGGAACGTGGGGGGATACCACAAATACCAACCTAACCTTAATTGCTGATGCTTTAGGATTCCAGTCTAAGGCAATAGCCGATGATACAGCAACTTTAGACTTGAGCATACCGAATGGAACTGAAAGTAATAACGAAGGAATAAGTCTTTACTTAAAACTAACTGGCGCAAATAGAGTTTGTACAATTACTCTTGGACCAAACGTAGTCAAAAAACTTTGGGTTGTGGAAAATGCGACAAGTCATGTAATGACTTTGACGCAAGGCAGTGGTGCAAATGTTATTCTTGCAGCAGGTGCAACCAAAATGGTTTACGGAGATGGAGCAGGATCAGGTGCAGCACTTTTTGATGTGTTTGCTTCTTTTGAAGTTGGTGCGAACTTTTACATTAAAAATGCGTCCACAGGTGACGACAGCACCGCACAGCTTTATTTACAAACAGCGGAAGCTGACATTGCAGCAAATGATGTATTAGGTAAAATAAACTTCCAAGCTCCGAATGAGGGTACAGGCACAGACGCTATTTTAGTGGCTGCTGCTATTCAAGCTATATCAGAAGGTGACTTTAGTTCGTCAAGCAATGCTACCAGTTTAGCGTTTATGACAGGAGCTTCAGAAGCTGCTGCCACTAAGATGACGCTTTCTTCTGGTGGTAATTTAGATGTTACTGGCGATATTACAGGATCGACTTTAAATGCTGACGGAGATACAGCAGCAGGAGATAATGCAGCTATAGGTTATACAGCTGCCGAAGGTTTAATTCTTACGGGTCAAGGTTCTACCAATGACATAACAATTAAAAATGATGCGGATGCGGATGTCATAACAATTGCAACAGGAACAACAGTTGTTGGAATACCGGGATCTCTTGACGTAGAAGGTGCTATAGATGTTAACGGAACAAGCAACCTAGATATAATAGACGTAGATGGTGCAGCTAACTTCGCAGCGGATGTGACGTTTGCAGATGGGGCAGATATTATTACGGCTTCAGCAGGAACAAGCAATGTCAGAGTTGGTGTCAACGCAGGTAACTCAATCGCCTCTGGCGGTAATTACAACGTGGTCTTGGGCGATGAAGCAGGAACAGCTTTGACTACAGGGGATAATAACGTAGCCATAGGGTTTGAAGCACTTGCAACTGAAGATGCACATGGAAACAATGTTGCTATAGGCTATCGTGCATTAAAAGTAATGGATGCAGGAACAGACGCGCAAACTGTAGCCATTGGGAAAGATGCAGGGTTAGCAATTACTACAGGCACATTAAACACCTTTGTAGGTGCTTTATCAGGGGATGCAACAGACGATTCATATCAAAATGTAGCAATTGGATATGCTTCGTTAAGTGCAAATTGTGGCAATCTTAACACTGCTATTGGATCTCAAGCATTGGCAGCTAATACTGCCTCTAATAATACTGCTGTGGGGGTTCAATCGCTGTTGAAAAATACATCAGGTTATTACAACCAAGCTTTCGGATCATACG